AAAATAAAAACTAAAAAAAATGACAGAAGACAAAAGACAGAAAATAAAAGCTGAACAAGCTTTACAAGTAGCCAAAACGATACAAAGAAAAACAATCGTAGTTCCGCGCGGAATAACAGGCGATTTATTAACCGGGAAAAACCAAATGCCAAACAATAAAAACCCAAAAACTAAAGGAATTAACCACGATGATGTTTTGAAAATGCTAAAAGATGGCGTAAAACATTCAGAAGTGGCTAAAAAATTCAAAGTTAGCACTCAATCGATAAGTTATATCAAAAATAAATATAAAGAGATTTAAACCATGAACATTAAAGCCATACTAAACCAACCGATAAGCCGTAAACCAATTTCCGCAAACTTTATAATACCAATACCCGAAAAGCAACTTATAAAACCCGTTCGCACCGTTAAAAGTTTTGACGAGAAAGGAAAAGAAGATATTGAAAAATGGTTATGCTTCTGCGCGATCGGAACAACTATTTTAGACACGGGTACAAAAATGCTATCTCACAAAGGTGTAATTCATAAAAGGGATGCTATTTTCGACCTTATAAAAGCGTTTAAACAGTTACGTAAGCATTTCAGTGGAAACGATAATTTCGATACCAAAGAACGTGAATTGGATGATTTCTTTTATACTTTTTTAACGAGTGACGAGGCAACGCAAAACCGAATAATTAAGTTTCAGGAATCAATTTTAAATAAAAGTTTAAAATAATTGATATTTTATTTGCGTAGTATTTAACTATTTATTAATTTAGCCAAATGAAAAGACACGATGTTATTAAACTATTGTTAAAACGTAAAGGAATTACACAAAAAGAATTATCCAAAAAGATTGGTATTTCTCAAACTGCAATTTCTTTGATTTTAACGGGCGCAAACAACCCATCAGATGATACATTTTCAAAAATATCAACTGTTTTGGAAGTTCCTATTGCTATTATCAATTATATGACTTTGAGCGAAAAGGATATTCCGGAAAGCAAGCGAGAAATATTCAGGATTTTAAACCCAAGTATGGAAGCATTTTTAAAAAAAATGTTTAATATTTAACACTAAATAACAATACAATGCACGCAGATTTAAAAGGATCATTAGACCATATTAACAAGAGTTATAAAACATTTGTACATAATGGCAAATCACTTACTAAAAACCAAGTCATATTTATCTTAGTTGCAGGAATCGCAAAAGGTTATAAAACTACCGCAGACTTTAAAGAAAATGAGGTTGACGAACTTTTAAAACAACTTGAAACCACCCAAGATTAACTTAAATAAAAAATATTATGGAAAAAGAAACGACCGAAAAAATCACAAAGAGACATTGTTGTCATATTGGATGTGAAGATGAAGCAACACACATAATTCAGTACTCCGAAGGAATCGAAGATTATACCGAAATGTGCAAGAGTCATTTATCTGAATATTTACCTGATGACAAAGAAGTTAGGGTTATTCCTGTAGAAATAAATGATTAATTAATATTGGAGAATGTGGCTGATCGGTGATAGCACTTGTATAGCGAGATTATGAAATACAAATCGTACAAGATGGAAGTAGGTTCGATTCCTACCTTTCTCCCAAATTTAAAACTAAGAGCGGATTAACCCCCGCTTTTGGCGGTGAAAACAAAAACAAAATTATGGCAAAACATTATTTAACTGTAAGATGCAAAGAAGATGGTTGTAGAGAATGCTCGCACTACGAGTATAATAATCGAAAAGACTATCAAGATGCTATTGTAAGACATAAAAATTATAAATGCTTACGACATTCAGATTATTCTAAGAATAGATTAATGAGTATTGATTCTTCTAAAAAAGAGAAAATTCTTATCAACACCAAAAGCAAAACAAATGAGTTTCTTTTTTGGGCAAATGAAGATGGAAAATTAGACAGTGGTTTTCAGAGTGGACCAGGATTTCAAGTTTGGAGCAAAGATTTTCCAGAAGGCACAATTTTAAAAGTTACCGCAGAAATTATCTTACCCACCCCCGAACTACTTAACCCCTCAAATTAAAACAAAATATGAAATATATGGGAAGTAAGGCAAGAATAAAAAAAGAAATTTTGCCTATAATTTTAAAAGATAGAAAGATTAATCAATACTATGTTGAGCCTTTTTCGGGAGGAATGAATATGATTGATGAAGTAACGGGAAATCGCATAGCAAATGATGTTCAACAATATCTAATTGCTATGTGGAGAGGTTTGCTTAGTGGCGAAAAATATCCAACTTGCATTAATAAAGAATTGTACAATAGCGCAAGAGATGTTTATAATGGCAAAGAAAATAAGTTAGATTTATCTAATGATCTTATTGGGTGGATTGGATTTATGGGATCTGCTAACGGACGTTTTTTCGATGGAGGTTATTCAGGGAAATCAAAAACTAAATTAGGAACTGAGCGAGATTATATTAAAGAAGCTATTTCTAATATAAATAAACAAATAGAAAAATTGGATGGAGTAGAATTGTTTGATTTAGATTACTTGGATTTACCAATTCCAAATAATTCAATTATTTACTGTGACCCTCCATATAAAGGCACAAAACAATATTCGCTTTCTAACTATTTTAACCATAACGACTTTTGGGATTGGTGCCGAAATATGAAATCAAAAGGTCACACAATTTTCATTAGTGAGTATTCAGCACCCGAAGATTTTATTTGCATTTGGGAAAAAGAAATCAAAAGCTCACTTTCGGCAAACGGAAAGACAGGATGTTCAAAAATCAGTACAGAAAAACTATTTACCCTCAAATAAATAATTATGGAATGGAAAGAATTTCAAAATAAATATGAAGTCATTAAAGAAGAATTTAATAATTCAGAGTTTGATGAGAGAGTTAAAATGTCAATCAATGGAAGATATGATTCTATTGCAGAACTTATTAGAACTAAGGATATTATCAGAGAAAGCATGAACAAGTTAAACGCACGAATTCACACCATATCAAAATCCTTAGATGAAGATTTGAAAGAGCGTTTAAATAATTCCAAAAACATCAAAGATGAAGACTAAAGATGAACTTTTGAAGATTTACAGCAGTTATCTGCCTTATGAGTTGAAAGTTGCGCATATTGATGCTCAATTTGAAAATGGCTATAAAATTTATTTATTAAATGGAATTAGCGAAAAATTTAGATACAAAAGCGAGGATTTGGATGAAGATGATGATAAAGATTTACTTAATATCAAAGAAATTCATTTTTGGTTAAAAGATTTTGGCTTAAATAGTACAGCGCACAAGATTAAGCCAATCCTTTACTCGATGGACTATTTAACCAAAGATGAATTACACAAATACGGATTCGATAATCACGTGGATTGGCTAACAAATGAAAGAGAATCAATAATTAATAAATATGGATATGAATATTTTTTAAACAAAATACCTTACGGACATATTCGATATTTAATTTGCAGACACTATAATGTTTTCGGCTTATCAGATTCCGAGTTCATCAAAAAAGAAACTTTAAAACAATAATTATGGAAGCAATTAAAGACAAAACACAAATTTATCTCGACCTCTCTAAATTGAGTGGAGAGGAAATAAAAGAGGTGATTTCGCTATTACCAGAAGAAAAAATAGAACATGATTATGATATTAATGAGGTGTGTTATTTTTTAATCTACGAAGAAGATGAAGTAAAGTGGTCTGTTTTACATAATTTTTGGATTAAAGGCAAAAGCGAAATATCCCTTTCAGAATTTCGCCAACTGTTTTCATATAAGGGAGAGGAAGTCTTACAAGTTGAGAAATCCAAAGCTTCAAGTTTCATTTTAGGGCAAATTGATAAAAAGATTGAGCAGATAAACGAAATTGATATTGCACACACAGAAGGTGTTTTAATCGGTCTTAATATCTGCAAACAATTATGGGCGCAAGGAACTATTTCCCACGAAAATATTCAAGAAGAAATTTACCACTATCAAGAAGAATTGGAAAGTCTTAAATCTAACAACTAATAAAACAATGAAAGAACACAATTTAAAATTAGACATTCAGTATTTCGATGATGCTATTTGCGGAAAGAAAACATTTGAAATAAGATTTAATGACCGTCAATTTATGGCAGGTGATAGAATAGTTTTACGGGAATGGGATAGCGAAAAACAAGATTACACGGGTCGGTTAATCGGAGGTTACATTTCTTATGTTTTGCGAGATTTCCACGCTTTAAAAGATGGCTATGTGGCTTTCGCTTATCATCCAACCGAAACAATAAATTAATAATAGATATGGAAACACCGAAAGAAAAAGTAATCGAATTAATCAATAAAGAGTTAGAAGAAAACTACGAGATTCTTAATAATGAAAAGAATTATTATCATGATGATTTTCAAGCGGTAAAAATTCAAACTAATTTTCTCGCAGAAATGTTATTGGAAGTAGAAAAGATTCCAGATTCTGAAACCCAACTCCAAAAAGACAAAGAAGAGCTTTTGGAAATGCTCAAAATATTTATCAAGGAAAATACACCGATTTCAACCTCTCATGAGTATGAGTTTCCTGACTATATGGTAAAAGCTAAATCCCTAATACAAAAGCACAAGGCTTAACGCTTAATTAAATTTACCATGACCCACGCCGATATTATTAATCACACTGCAAAATGGCTTAAAAAACACTCACAAAATATAGCAGTACCCAATTGTAATACAATTCTTAAAGAGTTGAAATCTGCGACTGAAAGCGGTGAAATTCCTGATATAATAGCGTGGTGTAGTTGGGCATCGGTTTTAGTAGAAGTTAAAACAAGTCGAAGCGATTTTCTTAAAGACAGATTTAAGCCGTTCCGCATTAGTCCAGCAAAAGGAGTAGGTAATTTCCGATACTATATTTCTCCACCGAATATTATCAAACAAAATGAAGTTCCTGAATATTGGGGATTGCTTCAAATAAATGAAAAAAGAGAAATCGAAATCATAAAAGTTGCGCAAAATCAATTCGCAAATACTGACTGCGAAAGAACAATTTTACTATCACTAATTAGAAGAAATAAAATACTTACACTATGAAAAAAATATCCCTTACATTAAAGAGAAAGGTTTTGGTAATTGAATATGATTCTATTATCGAAATGGAAATCGATGAATTACTTCATAAAGGCTTACCGACAAATGATTTAACGTTACTCGGCTCACCCGATGATTTAAAAGAGGAAGATGTGGAAGATTTGGTAGAGTATGAATCTAAATTTGATAATTTCAACAGGCTAATTGAAGGCTACAAAGGAAATGGGTATCTATCGAAAACAGCATTAAAACCTTTTTTGGAATCAATCGAAAAAGAAATTTATTGGGAAAATCCTTTTGGAAAACAACCAAATCACATGGATTATAAATTTGAAAAATATCCAAATGAATTTCATTTTAAATCTGAATCCCATAAAAGTCGCTATGGAAATGCTTTTGAAAAATGGCAAGTAGCTGAATTAGGAACCTTCGACAGAACCCGAACTCTCATATTTGTTGAGAATTAAAACCAAACTCCCCACCTCATTAGAAGCGGGGAGTTTTTTAATCTCATTCTTTTGGTTAGTAATTATCGATTCTTTCTCTTAATCTCTCATAAGCTATTGTTTGCTCATCAATTTCTTGACTAATAGATACTTTTTCAGCCATTGACAACGTTAAAAAGTCATCACTATTTGAATATTCCGTTAGTTTTACAATATAATCATACTGCAGTTTGTGGAATTCAAATGAATTATTTTCATTTAATTTACGACCTCCTATGGTCTCTTTGGGTGGAGTTGGCATTTATTATTATTTAAAGTTATGGCATTATTGCCTTATAATATTTTTTCAAATAAAGTAGCGTAATTTGCAATTAATTGAGCCTTATCCGTTCCATTAATACATCTTCTTGCACCTTTATAATCCTTTATTTTATTATTTATGTAATCTGATATTTTCTTATTCGTAAAGTCTCCTTTTTGAAAACCATCTATCAAAATACGAAACGCATATTTAGGTGTCATTACTAAATCCGGGTTTTTAACGAAATCTTCACCAATTTGTTTTGAAAACTTTTCATAGTTAGCTTTCCAAGTAATCTGAACAAAACCACGCCCATAAAATGGAAAATATCTAAGGTTCTTTTTTCTCCAATCTTCTGACAACCAATAAGCCTCTTTAATAGGAAGGAACGTAGCATTTGTCTCGTGAAAAGTTGTAGCGAATATATACGCCCATTGAGGAACAGTAAACCTTTTAAAATTAGCATCAACCATATCTAAAAATACAGTTAAGGCATTAACCTCAGATTGATCTAATTTTTTATTTGGATCTAAATTTAATCTATATCCATCGAAGAATTTTTTTCTATTTATCATTTTACGTATTTTTTTACTTTGTTTAATATATCAGTCCAAAATCTTGTTTTTCTAAGCCATAAAAATAAAACACAAATAACAATTATAACCAAACCCCACAAAAAGAAAACGCTATAAGTTCCAAAAGTTAAGTCTTTCTTCACAACTTCAACTGATTTTTTCTGAACATCTTTAACAGCGTTCTTTACATTTTCAACCGCATTTGATATTGATTTTTCGCTTTTATTCTCATTTACAGTGTTAACGCTCGAATTGTTATTTATATTTGAATTTTGGCTCTTATTTGAGGTTTTAAATATTACTTCTGCATTTCCGGTAACTTTAAATAAATATATAGTATCACCTTTTACAACATTATAATAAATCAAAGGATTTTTTTCGTCTGTCTTTCCTTTAATTTCTACATCTTTTGTTTCCTCTTTTTTAGTTTCGGATTCTACCTTTTTAACTTCTTTTACAGATTTTGTTTTTACTTCCTCTTTTTGAGTTGTTTCCGTTTTGGAAATAACTGTTTCTTTTATTTCCTCACGATATTTTTCTACAATCTTTTTTTTAGTTGAACATCCTAAAATGAAGAAACTAATTACTATTATCAATATTATCTTTCTCATTGTCTTCTATTTTAAATGAACTGTCTACTTTTTGAATTGCTTTCTTTTGAATTATTATTAATATTCTGTCAAAGAACATAAATATCCCAGGCTTTGAACCCGTTAAACTTTCTATATGTCTTCCAATACTTCCGAACTCAAAACCTATTCCCAAAAACCATAAAACAGATAATGAAGCGGTTAAAAATAACCAAAGCCAATTAATATCCATTGCCTCTGCAACAATCGCTAAAAACATAACCATTGAAGTGATTATAACCATTGCTGAAACTTTTGCCATCGTATCAACTGCTCTATCCCAATCGAATGCTTCTTTTTTAATCTTTTTTGAAACCCGTGTGCCAAAATAAAAATCAATCAAAATAATTACCAAGAAGAAAACAATCATTACCGATTCTATAAACATAGGCAAAAAAACATTTTTTAAATCTGCTTCCTTAAAAAAAACATCATTTAATTTTGTGAAAAATACCGTACTTAATATTGAAGCGCAAAAAGAAAATAATACAGATGCGCCTTGTTTCCAAGTGAATATTTTGATTATAAAGCCTAAAAACGCTTGAATGAAACCCATCGTATTATTTTGATTAGTATTAGACCAAAGATACTGAATAAAAAAGAAGGATATATTACCTCACTATAAAAACGCATCCCAAATTTTAAAGACAATGCTAAAATATTAAATAATTGAATTAAAAAATATATCCACGTGACTAAAATTGTATAAATACAAAGTTTGTATCTGAATGTTTTAAATATGAAATAAGATGCGAAAATAAATATGACTAATGTATTAGCCATTGGATAAATTGAGAGTAAATAATCACTTCCTTTCACTTCTCCTAAGTAATTTTCATTAACGCAAATTCGCCAAGAAATAAACTCAATTAAAGTTACTACGAAAATAACCGAAGCCATTAAAAAGTCTACTGTTTTTATTTTTGATTTCATATCTAATTTTTTCTTGAAGATTCAAATTCTTCATCTAACTCCCAATCATCCCGAACCGTACTGTAATTGTCACCGCTTTCGATTTCCTGCTGAATAAAAGAAAATTCAATTATTCTTTGAATGAATGCTGATCTTAAAGAATGATTATCAAACGTTGGTAATTGAGTTTCTGCAAGTTCTACCTGCTCCCACGGAATATCTGTTTTGAAAGGATCTAAAACCATTTGCTGACCTTCTACCTCGTAGTAGTAAAATCCATTCGCAGTAACACCACCGTTATTGGCAGAAATATCATTTACAATCAATCGCACGATGTGGGAACCGATAGATTTTAATCTTCTGTCGAACAGTTCTTTTTCAATATTTGTTTTGAATTTTACCATTTTATTGATTTAAAAATATTTTTGATTCATTAATTGTGATGACCCTTCTAAATAAAAAAACATTTTTAATAATTCCATTAAGTTCAGAACTTGCCAATATTCCTGTTCCTGCTGCATTACCATAGGCTCCGATTATAAATGACCGATTCACAAAAGTATCAACTGATGAAACCGCAATTGACACAGAATTTAAAAGAACATCATCAATAAATAAATTAAACGTTCCTAATGTTCTATCAATCGTGCAAAATATATTATGAAAATTTCCATCGTCATAACCTATTGCGCTTGTTGATACTGTATAATTTACCGCTCCAAACCTTATAATGCATCCTATCTGACTTGAATCCAAATAAATAGCGTATCTCCCATTCGTATTACCACCAATTGATTTACCTATAATTCCTTTATTAAGTCCAATAATAGAATTAAATTTGACTTTACATCCAAATGACAAGCTGCCTGTTCCAAAATCTAAAAGCGTACTATTTGGAATAAAAGCGTATTGCCCTGTATTAGTTACTAAACCTCCCAATGAGTGAGTTTCTGTACCAACTGCAGAAGCGTTTAACCCGTTACCTGAAATATCCAATAAATTGGAAGCCAAAGGCATATTTAGTGTCGGTTTCAATCTTCGTTTACCCGATTCGTAAAATAACACTGGATTAAACATTATCGATTTGATATTTGAAGGTAAAATGTATTTCCAGATCGTGTCAAACACGCTGTACTTCCAACTACACCATTTAAAATTGCAGTTCCATCAACTTGAACTAATGTTGCTCCTGAACCTGCAGTAAAAGTGATTGATGCACTTCCTAATTTCGTATAACTTGCAACGAAAGCGGATGCACTTGATGTTTCACAACTTAAATTAATAGCATTAACACCATTGGAAATCTTCACATTTCTTCCATGTTGGAATAAATTTGCAGTACCTCCAGAAGTGATTGCTCCGAGGGTATTTGTAGAAATTGAAGTTGTTGCAGTAATTGTAATTTGATGAATATTTAAATCTGCGATCGATGCATCTTGCGCTACATTAGTAGAGTGCTCAGTATTAATTTGAGTTTGTAAATTAGCATCTGCAATTGCACGATTTACAATTTCAGCATCTAAATCAGCATTTAATGCATAAGGTGATAAATCAACCAATTTAGAAACTACTAAAACCCCGTTTTTTTCCTTTAATTTTACCCATAAACCATTTTTTAAAATAGTAGTTGTAGCAAATGTTATATGTTTAAAATTTTCAGTATCAGAAAAAGCAGTAGGTTGTAAAGTCAAATCATATCCCGAATTATTTAAAATCCAAAATTCAGCACCACTCCAAAACGCTCTACCAAATTTCGATGATAAAGTACCCAAAATAGGCGATGCAATAGTACTTGTGATTTCAAATGACGAAGCATAAGAAGTTCCCATTGCTATACTATAAGGATTTGAAGTAATATTTACTAATCTCCACGCATCAGAAGCGATTACCTTATAATTCAAATCTTCTTCCTCAACTACCTCTCCCATTGCACTGACAATGATACGGGCGACAAATAAACCGTCATAATTAGGTTCTACTGCTTCCAATGCTTCTGCACCTTGTGCTAATCTTAAAATAGGGTCTTCTGGTTTTGCGTAAAGAATTAAAATCTTTTGTTCTCCACTTGTACCAACAATTGGCGCATAATTGAATAAACTCGGATAATAAAGCTCGTAAATCGAACCGTCAATTAAAAATGAATTTGTTAATCCAACGCCCGGAATATTTACAGTTAAACTATTTGCTGTTGTTTCAATCGTTCCCAAAGACAAAACCCTATCAAATTCGTTTTCGGGTCTGAAAGCACGGATTTTATAGGAATATTCGATTAATTCAATTCCATTATCAGGCATCCAATAATTACCTTCCAAATCAATCAAAACAAATTCGGTCGCCAACGCAGGTAAATGATAGATTTCACCCAAAGTTTCTAAAACCTGATAACTTTCTTCATCTGTTTCGTTTGTAGTTCTGAAAAATGGTCGGGAATTGTACGAAAGCAATTTAACCACAATAACACCATCGAGATTTTCTGTAATCTCAATTCCATTTACTAACTCTTTTATTTGAATTTCGTGTGCCATTATGTTGCTTCTATAAATAAATCTACTTGTGTTTCCGCTAATCCATCATTCATGCTTGTACTATATCCATAGCTAACTACTCCATTAACATAAAGGTCTAAAGATGTTGATCGAGGATTTCCATTAACTGAAATCGTACAATCATAAACTCCTATAGGAATATTTACTGCTGTTGATTTTTTCGCATATTGACCAATATCATTCATCGATGGAATGGATAAAACGCCTCCGAAAGTACTGTTGACAATTCCGTTTCTTGTGTTTGCGTTTTTCTCGCCCTGCATATTTTCAAATCCAACGAAATCAAAACCTTCAACGTGTAATTTGTAAGTTTTAACTCCTGGGTTGGTTACTACTTCATCGGTGATGTAAATGGTTGATGTGTTGGATTTTGTGTACTGTAGAATATTTGAATAAGCCGTAACATCGAATTGTGTAACCGCTTTAAATCTTATTCTATTTTCTAAATATGAAAGTGCAATTTCTTCTAAATCAGCAGTATAATTTTTATAGAACACCCAATCAGTACCGTTGAAGATTTCCCATTCTTTTGTAACAACAGGATCAGAAGGATCAAAAACTAAACTCGCTAATTTCACATTTATATTTCCTAAAGTACCTTCTTTTGGTGTACTTGAATTATCTTCCCACGTTATAGAAACCGATAAATCAATAGGCTCAACCGATGAATCTACCATATTAATTGTGTGAGTCGTTAAACGACCTAATCTACCATGTTGGTCGACTATTCGATAAGAAAATAACTCCGTAAAATTACCCTGAACTCCTAAATCATTATCAAAGCCATTCGGAAAATATACCAAATCATCTTTATCACAATAAGATATTAAATCGTTTATCGAATAAACATATCGTGTAACATTATTCGCTAAAAATCCTTTTGCCGGAACGCTTGCCAATTTTACTTTTAAATCGCAATCATATTCAATACCAAAAGCATTAAAATAATTAACAAAAAGCATATTAGTTAAAAAGAATTCACCGGAATTCGGATCGTTTTCGGGTTCGTGTGAGTAAGTGAAATTATAAGTTATTTCATCTGAATAAATGTCATAATCTGCAACCGCTGTACTCGGCATACCATAGCCGACTAATGAAGCGTTAAAACCTATCATATCATCTACTGGGTCTGTAAAAGCAATACTTTCAATATACGCTTTCCCGCTGTCGACATAAAGACCTTTTAAAGTTTTAATTTTCCAAACTATTAACTCTTTATCCCGCTTTATTCTGCGTAATTCTCGGTAGCTTATGATATTGTTTCCGCTGTTTTCATCATCGTAAGTCATATATCCTTCCAATGGTATCGTATAACTTTGCATTGTAGGAATTGAAGTACGCCATCCCGCATTGTCGCGAGTGGTCGTTTCCATCATTTCCGAATTTTCCTCAATAGGATTTGAAGTAAGACAACCCACGGGAATAGTAACTCCGTTTTTAACGATGTAAAAAAGACTTTCTGAACCTTTTATTAATTCCATACGCTCTAATATACAATTTTAAAAAGAAAAACCCACGGTTAACGTGGGAAAAAACACAATGAAGAAAGTTTTTATTTCTATTAACCAACAATGGTAACTTTTGTAACGTTACCATAATCCGGCTGAAATTCATATCGATAATCTATATCTCTAATTAATTCTGCATTGTCGTACTCCTTAAAGTTTGTCGAATTTATATTTGTTTTAGTATCATAAGAATATTTTGAAATCTGATATTTACCTGTAAAATTATTAATTGAAATTTTAGACAAATAAGGAAAATAACCACAAACATCACCTTCAAAAAAATACATAGGTCTTGGTGAAATCCTTAATGTATCTTCAACCATAATTTGCAGTAACGGTTTGGGCATTTCATTGCCTACTCTATTCCAAAATTCAGTCGGATCACCGTTTTCTTTATACAAAGTTCCGTAGAATATATCTGATACTGAATCTCCGTTATTTACTACTTTATCCGATTTTGTAACCGTTGAAATTCTCGTTAATCTTTGCGCGGTGTGAAATTCGCCTTTTAAGTTCGATGTTTCATTAGGCACAACCGAAATTCCATCAATAAATAATAATGGTGTAGGCGGTGGTAATGCCGTATCTGTTGCGTTATGCAATACTCTTACAAATAATGAAATTGACAAATCACCATCTTCGGGAATTAAAGGTAAATTAAAAGTTTCTGAAAATGCCCCGCTATCCGCGCTATACGTTTTCTCAACTACTGTTCCCTCGTTTCCAGGTTTACCAATCCATCCCGAATCATTCAATATAAAATTAGCCGTTTCGATACGATAAGCCAAAATTAATGGAAACATTAAATAATGAGTTCTAACGTAATTATTATAAAAAACTACACTCAATCCATCACCTTCTGTAACGTTTATTGATTGATTGGAACTGACTACTAAATTATTAGTTATAGGCGTGTAAAAATCACCGCTAACCTTTAAACCTGTATCATCATCTTGCGGGGAAACCCTACCTCCTAAGTCATAAAAAGTCCATCCCGTAATATCTGTACCGTTAAATTCTAAATCCGAATTTTCCGCAATTGTACGAACTGTACCATATTTGTAATTTACTCTAAATGCTTGTGTACTTGGATTTATAGAAACTTTTTGGTTTGCTTTTGCGTGAAACACTTCAAAATTATCGATATGAGAACCGATTTGCAAAACGGAATCCCATACAACGCCCGTTCTTTCCTCACCATCGTATCGTAAAAAATACATGGTATCAGCCACATCTATAGTCCTATAAATCCACCATTCCCCATTCATTTGAATAATGGTAGCGTTATAGATTTCTAAAACAGATTTTAAAACCTCTTCGCAGTCCATTATATTGTCTTTTTCCGCATCTTGGTAGAATCTGTCCGCATTTATTAAAACAGACTTTAAAATAGTGTCTAATGAATCAAAACCTATGTATTTAGGTAAATCTATACTTACGTTTATTGGTAAATCATATCCGATTCGGTGCAAACATTGCTTAACGGCTTCAAATTGCGTTATCTGACCAACGTAAAAAAGCGAAATATCAAAGTCTGTCGGGTCTTTAATAAATGATAAATCTTTCAAAGTCGAAAGGCCATCCATTGCATCCATAGAGATTTGCCAATTGGTGTTAACGAAGTCTTGCCATATTCCATCAGGCTTTAAAATGCCATAAAAAATTACCTGATCATTTCGAGTTAACCGAACTTTAAATTTACTTTCCTCTTCTGTATAAAGGTCTTGTAAAGTCAAATCCTTATTAGCTTCTAAACTAATATCTAACGATGATGAAATAATAGGCTGTAATAAATCTTTTCGGGTTATGTAATCGTGTGAAACATATCCGTTAATCTCAATACTTTCGTCCTCAAAACTTTCATCTAATATTTCTACTAAAAAAGTATCGTTTGCAATTCCTTTGTATGTAAACCAATATTTAACCACCTAATCTGAAATTTTTATCTTGTTGTCTGTTTAAAACACCTATTAAACTTTGTCCGGAAATCTCAAATACTACTCTTCCATCCATTCCACCGCCACCCGAAAACGATGACGAATAAGAGTTTGAACTTGCACCCGTACCACTTGAAACAGAACCGCCACCGCCACCCGAAAGAGTGCCTTTAATTGCTCCGCCTATCAAAGATAACGCTGCACCCGCTGCAATCATAGCAATCGCTGCCGGAGCTGCCGTAATTGGATTTAATAACATTTTTGAAAGTACCGACATTGCAAGTGCTGCAATACCATATTGAATCATCTGTTTTCCTAAATCACTTAAAAAAGATCCGATACCACCTAAAATAGCTTCTCCAACTGCTCCCATCACATTTCCACCGTTTGCCATTGCTTCACCTATTGCGCTAAATGAATTTGCAATTGTTTCAGTAACAAAATTAAATGATGTTGCGATTGATTCGCCTAAGAAATTACCAAAGTTTGATATTTGTGAGAATTGATCTTGTAATGAAAGTAAATTTTCTAAAACCGAAACTTTCAAATCTGAAAACGATGTTAAAACGGGACCTAAATTATCTTGAATTGCCTGACCAAATTCTCGCGTTCTATTTTCAAACGCTAACATAGAATTATAAGTTTCACCTAAGAAATTTATAAATCCTGCGCCCGAACCTTGCGCGATTGGTTCAATATCTGGAAGTTCTATTTTTACGGTTTTTGCTTTTGCCTTTTCACCTCCTTTTTTTACCTCTTTAGTAATGGATTCTGCAACTTGGTCGCTAAATCCTAAATCCGTTATCGGTTTTAATTTCTGATTGCCTAAAGTATTTTCTATACCATCCAATAAAGCTTCTCCAACTTCATTAAATGTATCGTTAAATCCTTTTTTAAGGTCGTTGCCTAAGTCATTCATTAACGTTGGTACAGTAACCGCAATTTTACCCAATCCTTGCTTAATTGAATCTAAATTACCTGTTAAAGCACCTTTAATAACATCACCAACACCTCCAAATAAAGCAGCGGTATTTTTAGCAAAGGATTTAAAGACTTCCCAAGCTGTTTTTAAAATATTCTTGATGACTGAAAATGAAATACGAAAACTCGTCACTAAGTATTGAACACCTCCACGAACTATAATACTTTCATTATAAAGATCACGAAAATAGTTAATTGTATCGATGATATAAGGTTTTATTTTACCCCAATTCATTACAACAGCCGCAATAATACCCGCAATTCCAACGATAACCAATCCGATTGGACCCGTCATAAATGTAAAAGCCGTACTGATTGCTCCAAGTCCTGAAAGTATAGCAGGCCAAGACGCAATAAGACTACCAATAATAACTAATAATGGTCCCGCTGCAGCAACTAAACCACCAACTACCAAAATAGCTTGTTGTATCCCTGGTGAAAGATTTTCAAAAGCCGTGATTGCAGTATCTAAATACCCCGTTAATTTGTCGATTATTCCGCTAATATCTAAGTTATCATCAATGATTTTACCAATTCGAGATAACGTTAAAAACATACTGTCTTTTAGATTCTCAAAAGCGTTATTTATTCCCCCCGTTACTTTTGGTAGTTTCTCAAATTCTGCAGTTAATTTTTCAACAACTTGAGCACCCGTAACTCCCATTTTACCAATTGCTTCGGTATCCATTGTGCCAAAAGCATCAATTAAAGCTCCTCTTAATTGCGGTAATTGCTCAGTTAACTGTCTTAAATCCTGACCAAATCCCGATGATTTATTTTGTAACTGTGTAAGGGCAAGAATAACCAAGTTCATTTCGTTTGCACCTTTACCAACGGTTGCGAGTGCATTTCCAAACGCTAATAAAGACTTACGCGAAGCGTCCGCAGAAAACCCCGCTGCTTGTAAAGATACAGCACCTTTAACAGCTTCTTTTAAACCTAATCCGGGTAATTTAGCAACTTCTCTAAGTTTTTCAAATTCAATTCCCGCTGCAGCAGCCGAACCCATAACAGATTCTAAACCTTTTTGAAGTGCTTCAATATCACCGTAAGCCTTAACAGCAGCAGTTGCTAATCCTAAAATGGGTAAAGTTAAACCAATGCTAAGTTTTTGACCAATACCACCTAATTGTTCTCCTATTTGACCTATTTTAGCTAATGGAACATTTAGACCTGCGCTCATTTTTTGACCAATAGAACCTAATTTAGTGCCTACTTGATCCCCAACTTGACCTATTTTACTGACTTTAGAAACGAATACATTTAATTGTGCTTCCGCTTCTTGCAATCCTTTATTAAGTCCGCTGTTATCCGCGCCTATGCCTACTTTAAGTTCCGCTGCCATTTAATTTTTCTTTTACCTTTTCGGAATATATTTCACGTTCTCGTTTTAGAGCTTCAAAAGCCGTTGAACTTGCTTTTTTAGGTGTGTTATCATCTAAAGGAATGTATTTGTCTTTTGGAAGTTTTTTAGGGTCTATATGACCTCCTATTAAAGACGCGTACCCAATTTCACGAACCATAAACCATTTTCGCTTTTCAGACCTTTCAAAACCCATTCTTTTTAACTGAAATTCTCGCCAAGTCATTAATTCAGCAGTTTCGATATTAGGACAGTTTAATTCAAATAAAATAAATGAATAAACATCTAAATCCCAATTAAATGCTATTTCTTGGCTTTCGGCTTTCCCTCTTCTTTACTTTCAGGAATATGGACTTGAATAGATTTACCTAAAGCTTCCAAAAATGTGGCTACTTCCGTTGAATTAATTCCGATTTCATCTAACCAATCTAAAATTACATCTTTTGCAATTTCTTCTTTATTAGCACGATATAAACCGTAATTTACAGAATGCCAAATTAAAGTAGGAACAAAGAAAAAAGCATCGCTCTCAATCTTTGTAAATACTTCTTTAATTGTAATGTTTTCGGATTTAGTAACACGTTCTAAAAATCCTAAACCAAAATGTGCATCGTAGGAATTACCCGCGATATTTAAAACTATTTTCTTCATTGTAATAAGTTTTGATTAAACAAATAAGTCTGTTGGTGAAATTGCTTCTACACCTACGAAAGTTCCGGAAAAAGTTACAACATCTTCAACGGGTGCAGTACGCTCCAACGATGTTAAATAAGCCTTTCCAAATTCAATACCTACGCCACCTCTTTTGATTTGCCAGAATGTAGGCGTGTCTTTTGCCATTTCAGCGCGTAACTTTTCATAAGTGATTAATGTTTCTTCCTCATCATTCGCAACCGCTTCAAACGATAATTCGTAAGTCGCTTCTTGTGGGATTCCTTGAGGGTTTAAATTACATTTGGTTTTAGTTCCTTCCGTAATTTCTCGGGATTCCTGCAATCCGTTTGATGTAAGGCATCCAATTGGCAAGTAAGCAGTACCATCGTGAATGAAAAGTATCTCGTCTTTTCCTAATAAATCAGCCATTTTCTTTTAGTTTTAGATTAAAAATAATTATTTTTCTATAAATTGTTTGTGTAGAATTAACCTCTGACAAATCAGGTGCGAACTCATAACTTTTATTAAACACCTCAAAATTTTCTATCACGATATTATTACACGCATTTAAAACAGCTTCGTGAATATCATCTACTAATACTCTGCTTCCGCTGTTTCCAGGAAACGTTGTTACAATATCCAAAGTCTGCTGAAAATTCCAAACTTTATTGCATTTCGTTTCCTGATCGTGTGATTTATCAACCGTTGACATTATAATATAAGCATCCGAATTGTTTGGGATTCTCATATCAGAAATTATAATAGTCTTTCCGTTAACGATTAAACCCGTTAAAGTCGTGCTAAAATACTTTCTAATCCATTTGTCGGGCGTTCTCATTAGGTCTAATATAGTGATTTAATTTTAATATTAAATAAGAAAATACCCTATGCAGAGTATTTCTTTGTAAGTAATTCGAGAAGCCTTTGTAAATCCTTTTCGTATTGTTGTTTCCCGCGCGTGTATGCAGGATATAAATAAGGTCGTGGTTGAAGTGTTCCCTGACCGTTTATATAGAAAGTCCACGCCATATCTTTCCATTCGGGTGCAACATCAACAAAAGAACCTGTTCCGAACTCTACATAAGCAGCAATAGGTACTGCATTAACATAAACAGCATAAAATAAAGAGCCTGGCGTTTTTGGTTCAACGTTTATCGATTGCGCTATTTTACCAAAGTTTTTGGGTGCTTTTTGAGTTGCATTTAACGCTATTTCGTTGGCTGTGATTTGAGTTATCGATGAAACTTTCTTTTCGGCTTCTTCTCCAAACTTTTGCAACTCCCTGAGTAATTCTTTTTGACCTGTGATTTTTATTTTAGGTTGCATCACAAATTAAATTAATTTCTAAGCCATCAAAATCAACATCTTCAAAACCTCGGACTTCAAACCTTAAACCTTTGTAAATTACAAAAGTCTTTTCACTGAAATCAATGTTTTTATTTTTACCGCGAATAGCGAAAACTACAGGGTTTTTGAAATCGTTCAATCCGTACTGCTGAAACTTAAATCCTGCTCCGGAAGTTTTTTTGTTTGCCCAAACCTTTTTTACAAATTGGTCTGAATTAACCCACCCGCCAAAACCATCATCAACGGGTATTGATTTCCAAATTTCTATTTTAGTGGTGTAACTTCTCGCTTTCATTATACGGTAAATCTTCTGTAAGCTCCGATTATCTGCATTACATTATCAGGAACTAAACTTGTATTTGATTGTTTTTCGGCTTCAAAGTACCAAATCTTAATCATTTGCAGTGCTGCATCAATTAGCGCATCAGGCACATCTGAACGATTTTGATAACCTACCGAATCCAAAGTGATTTTATCCGCTTTAAATCGCACCTTATTAGCGTAATCCAAACGAATAGCATCACCCGAATAAGTGAAAGGATAATCATAAATATCTAAAAACTCACTGCATTTTGTTGGCGAACCGAAATATTCAGCATTCGTTTTACCTTGAAATATGTGATTTGTCCGCTTTTCGATAAAACCCAAAGCAGACCGCACCATTCTTTCAATAGCATCATCGTCATCTGTAAAGTCATCATCTACCCTAAGATAGTTTTTAACTTCTGCGAGTGGTAGAAATTCGTTGTAGGTCATTATTTAGTCTCTATTTTTTTTCCTTTTACCAACGAAGTAGTTTTCTTTGGTGTTTCCTCTTTTTTCTCGGTTACTTTTTCCGAAAGGTTTTTTACTTCTTTGAAACTGCGTGAATCTACCCATACTGCTAAACCGTTTTTAACTGCTTTCTCATTACGTTCTTTTCCTAAGTCAATTAAAGTACCCTTTAAATATTGAGTGTCCTTTTTTTCGTAGTCTTTAACCGTAGTTAAAAGTTTAATTTGCTTTTCCATTTTAATATGATTTAAGTCTAATATACAACTTATTTTTAAATAAAAAAACCACACTCCGAAAAGTGTGGTAAATAATAAAACAGATATGAAAACAAAAACTATACGCCCGCTTCTTTTACAAAAGCATTCGGATAATAAACAGGTAATGCAACTCTTTCCTCAATACGAACAGTAATCATATTCTTTTGAACATTATCAATATCCTGCTCAAAGAATCTAATCTCAGGGTTTAACCTTGTAACAAGTTGTGCAGCGTTGAAATCTCCTACTAAGAAATCTCCGGAAGCCAATTGATCTGTTGGCATTTGTACAACCGTAAGACCTGCAATAGTTAATCTTCCATTTACGAACCCAACACCACCTGGAACATCGTACTCTTCTGATCCTGTCGCTTTATTTAAATAAATACCGATTGCGTCACGCGCATTTAATACTACACCGTTAGATGAATGACCATTTTCTACAACTTGACCGTACGCAGCATCAACAATTTGCTCTACTAAATTAGTATAATCACCGTTATACGCTTGCGCTTGTGGTCTAATACCTAATAAGTTTGGAGCTGTACCGTTACCGTTAAGGATTTGAGCATTTTCAGCTTTTAAAAGTTGTTTCAAAAGATTTGCTCTTAAGAAACTTTCCAAAAACTGTACATCATCCAACATTTGTCGAGGAATTCTCAAAATACCCGCAATCCATTGTACTGCATCGGTTTTAGCATCGAAATCATAATCAATTAATGGTTTTGCACCAGATGCAGCGTTCCAAGTTGTAGGCGCACCCTCACCACCCGTATGACGTGGATAAGTAATTGATCCCGCTTGTGTAGTTCCTTTAGATAACAAATCTCTGATATAAACAGTATTGTCTGCTAATGGTAAAACTTGCTGTCTGTAATCAGTTGTAAGATTAGCGTAAGATGATCCGGAAAAGTTTGCAGAACTCATGTCTCCTACCGCTTTCATTTCCAACTTCATTTCTTTATCGGTAGAACTTGCAAAAGATTTTAACTGATCCGCTTTTTCGTGAATCATTTCGGAAAGATTGTCGTTGAAAGATTTCGTTTCCGTATCTCTCATTACTCCTTTCTTCATTTTTAATGAAATATCATCCAATTGCTCCTGCATTTTTTCCGCGTATTCTTTTGAAACACCGCTTTTTTCCGCTACATCTAATTTAGATTTCAATTCGGTTACTTGGTCGATAAGGTTTTTTACCTCACCTTCGTTTTTTTGATTTGCGGTATCAACTTTTCCTTTAACTTCCGCAAGTCCGGCTTCAATTGCCGATTTAATTTCTTCGTTCATTTTTTAAATTTTAAACTGATTAAATATTGATTTGATTACTTGCGGCTCAATAGTTTGTTGAGTGACTTCTGTCGGCTCGGTTTGAGTGCTTTTATATTCTTCTATGATTTGCGCTTCAAATTGTTTTAATGCAATTTCAAAAAGACCGTGAGTTTCATCAGTAAAACTTCCATCTTTATGCGCTTTTAATATTCTTTTGTATAGGTCTTTTACTTCGTTTACAGATGATTTAAAACCTAAAAATGGTGTTTCATTGTTTGCCCCTAATGTTACCGCTGAACCTTCGTACAATTTAACTTCTTTAATTAATCGGGCGTTGTTTCCTTTTTCAGATTTTACCGTAATGAATCCTATTGAATGTTCTTTTACAATTCCTGCTTCATATAACTTCATTTGATCCTCACCGTATGAAGTATTTATAATTTCACCTTCGAAATAAAGCCCTTTTTCATCTTCTGACAACTTTAAAAACTTACCTAAAGGCTTTTCCCAATTATGTTGTTGCAAATAGAAAATATCATTAAAACGCTCATTAATAGACTTGCTAAAAGCTCCTTTTTCAATAATATCATTGTCTGAATCAACATTACCAAAGGAAGATAAATAACCCGTTACAATACGACTTTTAACGTCTATATCTTGGATTGTACCAGTGTTTTTTTGTTCAAATACTCCTTTCATAATGTCTAATATAATGAATTATTTTTAATTATTACAAATCATTGTAAATAATATTACCTTCTGAATCTCTTTTTGCTCGGTAACCAAAACTACAACGGCAATTAACGAGGTTGCGCACACTTGCACCGTTTGCCCTATCACCCGGATATAGCATCTTTTCACCGCCTACAATAAAGAATGCGTTTTGCTCAACTGCTTTATCATTAGCCACTCTATGCGCATCCCTTTCCCTTCCATCGACAGCCGTAACCCATACCTTTTCCATCGTAACGCCCGAAACTTCACCGCTTATCTGTTTTGCGCTATTCATTGCAAAGGTTGTTTCGGTTCTCGCAATTCGTAACGCTTGCCACCTATAAAAGTCGGGTTTGTTTACCGCCTTATAAATCCGATCACGCATTTGGATAACCGTTTCGTTTTCTATCGTTGCTTCTTTTATTGCGCTTACGATAGTTTCAATGTAAGTTTCCGAAAGTAGTTTTATCTGTTCACCTCCAAACTTTTTGTAATATTTTAAAAGGAAGTCTTGAAATTTAGTATTGAATAATGCTAATGGCTTCCATTTCTTTTGTTCTCTAATTATTTTGCGGTATCGTCTGGCTTCTAAATTACCGTATGACTGACCAATAGTTAAGTGAACTTTAAAAAGGGTTTTTTCGAGTTCCGATTCATTTACAGCGAGGTTCAAAATTGTTTCCGCGTTGGTCGGTGTGAGTAATTCGATTGGTAAATTACGTGAAATCCTTTTAAATTCTTTTAAAAGAATACGCAACGCCTTTTTTTCATAGGTATTGTGTAACTTTAAAAAAATATCGTGTTCATTCATTTATTTTATACTTTCTCCAATAGGTGCAAACGCTTTCTCAATTTCAGCATCCGTAATACCAACATCATCAATTCTTTTCATCCCCGAACCAACCCAAACGGAATCCATGCCATCCAGGTCAGATGTTTCATATTTAACAGCCTGACGAATCTCATTTGGCGTTAGATACGCTTCTTTCATCCATTTAATCATTCGGTCTATATCCTCCTGCATTTCCGGCATTTCCGAAATATCCCACTCCCAAACGCAAGTATTATCGCATCCTTCTAAAAATGGTACTAATTCACTGTTAAACGCTTCCTGCAAAAGTAATAAACCCGCCTGAACTTTACCAGTTAATACTCGCCTTTTCTCTTGGTGAATATTATCCATTGTAGAAGCTGTATGGTTGTTCAAAAGTATATCTGACCATCCCAATAGATTAGCAAATACCTTTCTGTCAAAGTTTAGGTTTTCAATTACTTTTAATTGGTCCGCATCGAGTGATAATCTTTGGAATCCTAATTTAATAGCTGAACCCGCAATTCTCGAAAGATTCGATGGATCACTATTCATATCTATTAACCTCTCTTTAAATTGAGTAGCTTGTTCAGGTGTTAAAGGAACGTTTGCATCATCTGAATAATAAAAACCAAATACACCACCGTTTTTTAAATTCTTAACGTTGTGGATAAGTCCTGCGTTTGAACTTTCAATATTTTTTAGTGCAGCACGAAGGGGAGAAAGTCCGTATAAATGCGAACCACTCATATCAAAGTTAGGATTTGCGTATTTGATATGAATAATATCCTCAACCTCAAATTTAATTAGTGAATCACCATCCGTTAATACATAATAATCGATAGGCGTTTCATCAATGATAGTATCTGCATTCTTTTTAAGTACGATTTGAACGAGATTAGACGGTAAAATATAGAGTTGCTTAATCTTTCCATTGTTATTGCCACCATCAACTTTAATCTTGAAAAAATAGGCGTTTCCGTCTGTCTCCATAAAGATACGGTAAAGCGCAAATAACTCTTTCCAAGTATGCAATGGATTTGGTCGCTTCAACTTTAGTTCTATTTCCTCTGTATCTTCTCCAAAAGCTTTAACTTCTAATAATTTCTTTTGCGCTAACTGCTGAATAGATAGATTGCCTTTTGTGGCTGTCATCAGTCGATCACGCTTGCGATAAGACTTTTTATCATTAATTTTTTTAATGTAGTAAGGAACTTCATTTGTCTTATCTGCAATCTGATTGATGATTGCATTAATATCAGGATTGTTTAGGTACGCATCCAAATATGATTTCCTGGAATAATCAAATGTGATTTTCTGTCCGTTAACGTATTGGAAAAATGCCTGGTTGTAAGCGTTTGTTAATTGCTTTTCACCGCCCCACAAATTATTGAATATATTTTTAAGAAAATTAGCCATTTGAATCGTTTAGGGTCTAATATAGTGAAATAATTTATAATGTTTTTAAAAAAAGAAATGTTCTTTCTGTGGTGGTTCAAGCTCAAAACGCTCTCTCATCATGAACATATCCATTAAATCGGGGGAATCACCATTTAACTTGGCTTTCATTGCTCCTTTTTTATTTATACACAACTTTCCATCTTGATCTTGTTTATCCCTTTGTATTGCTTTTCTTTCATGTAGAAATCTTTGTCGTACTGTCATTTTTGAATCATACATTTTATTAGCAACAAGTTCATTAATTTTATACGCTCCTTCTAATACTTTTTTTGCTGATCTGTAATAACATTGACCTTTCAAATTCTCGTATTTTTCAGGTGTTCCAAAATCTTTATCACCGTGTTTTAATTCGGGATTTGGCATTGGCCTGCCTCCGTTATGAAAAGGAATGGCGCCAGGAATAAATCCCTCTATAAAACCACCCACTCCATCATTGTCATAACAAATGTGTTTATTTTGTACAGTATGTTTGCGAGCCATTTCAATAATAGCATCTAATACTTGCTTACCGTTTGATTTTTCTATTATTTCAATATCCATTTGCTCACGACCGTAAAAGCATCCGATAATAAATTTATCAGAGCCTTCTAATGCTATATCAGCGGTAATATATCTTTCATTGTGTGGAACCTCATAAACATTAGTAAACATTCCCAAGAATGAAGAGTAATTATAAAGGTCGTTTTCTGATAATACTACCTTCCAATTAGAATGTAGTAAAGCCATCTGTGTGTCTTTATCTTGCGCAAGTAGATTACCTAAATACGCAGGATTTTCCTTTAATAATTCTTTATTATCGTAAATACTACCACCTATAAAAGTAACTGATTTTACAAACTCATTTGGATCTATCCCAGAACGGTTCACAACCTCTTCCAAAATATGCCATCCTTTTTCAATTACTTCTGATTTTGTATCACCCCAAATAAAATTATCTCCATCTACTATTAAATAACGTAAAACACCACGCCTTTCGGGTATTGCGTAGCCTGTTTCCTGATCTATCCACCATGATATAAAATCAGCAACCCAACTATCAGGATCAGGATTACAAGTTGCTCTAACGTACGGATTAACCCCACAAACAGAACGGTTACGGGTTAGTAAATAGAAAAACATCTTTTTTGAAAAGTGGGTTAATTCATCAAAACCAATAAAAGGAATTTGTGAACCTTGCCAATCGTATATGTTTTTTTCGTGTTCTAAATGGGAAAATTTAAGTTTAGAATTTCCAAAATCCCACTCTAAATTAGTTTGTTTTGGGTGCGCTCCTAAATGATTATAAAGAGTTGCAGAAGTATCCCATAAACCCCCTTCATTTCGTATTTGTGGGTTTGTACGTCTGAATATTACAGAACCAAAACCCTTAACATCTTTATGCCTTATAGGCTCCAATAATAAAGAGAATGTCTTACCAACTCCCGCAGCTCCCCCACCTATACAAATATCAGCAGATGAACTTGCGAAATCTAATTGGTAACCATCTTGCGGTCGTATAAAATTTATATTATCTGCCATTGTCAGGCAATTGGAATATAGTTACTTGTGAAAGTTTTTCTCCATCGCTGGTAACATCGACTTTATCACCAAACATCTTAGGGTAGAATTTAGCCATTTTCCATTTCAAAGTCTGAATTAAAACGTTCCCTACACTTGCTTCCATTTCACCTGCCTTTAAAGAAATCATAATATCGTCTATCTCGTTTTCAAGTGCCATACCTTTATCCTGCTGTGAGTTTACATACAATGTTCGTAATTCCTCATTCTCGTTTTTCCATCGTCTGAAAGTGGACCAAGATGGATAAGTTGATTCTGCTAAAACTGAAATAATATTTTCACCATCTGCAACCTCGTCACAAATTAATTTACACAATTCAAAATCATATTCACTTGGTCGCGCCATTAGTACTTTCTTTTTATTTGGGTTCTTTTAATCATCAAAATATAAAATCCTTCGCTTACCGTGGTGTGTTTATTTTCTTTGATTAATTTTTTAGGATTTTGCTTTTCTGCTTCTTTTAGTTTAGACAGCATTTCGCGAGCTTGCTTCTGCATCTCTTTGAATCTGTCGTTAACTTCTATTTCGTTAACTATTGAACCTGATAAGCCTTCTTTCACATTGTTTTGTTTTCGTTATCAAAGGTAGTTAAAATTATCAGAATGGGAGATCATCCGGTTCATCTGCGAAAGCATCACTTGGCGCATCTTGAACACTTTGAACTGATTTTTTAATATTTCCAATGTAAGCTCCTTTCTCACCCGCTTCGTATGCTTCTTTTTTAAGTTGCACTGAAATCGAACCATCGTTTTTATATTGGTCGGTTTCTTCGTTGATCCAAACGTTTACATCTACTGTTCGGAATGTAGCACCATCTTTTCGAGTTACGATACTTGTTTTTGCTGTTCCGCTTTTTAATGCTTTCAAAAGTTCATCGTAATTGATGCTTCCGAAAAATAATTGATTTGCCATAGATTTAAGATTTAATTAAGATTGTTTATTGTTGTGCTATTACTTTTGTTTTCGATTCAATTATTGAGGCTAATTTAACCTCGGGAGTTTTGTATATTATTTCATCTGTTTTACTCCAATTGGCTTTTATTTCTTCGATAGTCATTTTACAAAAGTTTTAATGACTTTAGCCAGTTATAAATTCTTAGATTTTTTGATAGTTGATAACCCCATTCGCCCGTAATGAAAAAATTAATTGGTGACGCAATAAACAGTAGTAATAGAAAAATTATCGCAAATGGTAATGTTAGTCTAATCCACGGCTTAACGGGTGTAGATTTCTGTGTGTAATAATCAATTCCTAAATCAATCCATCTATCACAAAGCTCTTCATTTGAAACTATATTTAGCTCGGGAAATGTTTCTCTAAATTTTGGAATGTAATTCATGTCGTTATGCGACCAAACTCTCTTTAATTTTTTATACATAATCATTTTTTTTCATAAAAGGGAGCTTTCACTCCCCGAACCATTTAATTATGAAAACGTTGTAAATTTACGAATTATTTTCATTATTCTTAATTAAAATATCATTCTTTTTAGTTGTCATAAAACTTGGCGTTAAAGGCTTATTAAATGACAACATTGACAGCCATATTTCACCCTTAAATAAAATTCTAAATCTTTCTTTAAAAGAAAGTTCCCAACATGTTACAACCTCGCCATTGGGGTCTTTATAAGCTGGTAATGATTGATATTCCGGTTGGTCTTTTGCGTAAATAGTATTTACTTCTGGAAATCTTTTTGGTTTCATTGTTTTAAATTTAATTGTTTTATTTTTTCTTTGTACTCTTGTATCTTTTCTTTTATTTCCGGAATTGATAGTTTTAAAGTCGATGTACGCGCTCTTAATTCCAATGCTTCGAACCGTTCAATTCCTATCTTTTCAATCAATTTAGGGCGGTATTCGATGATATTAGCGGATAAATGCATATTGCAATACTTATTACACTGCGAATGGACATTATCCTCGTCAAACCTTACATTTGGGAAACCACCAACTGAAAAAAAATGACCTGCAGCATATTGTGTTGTTTCTTTTTGAGTTCCACAACTGATGCAATTTTTACCATCCCTTAATTTAATGTAGGTATTGAAAACCTTTTGAAATATCTCTAACCATTCCGAGTAAGTTAAAATAGCTTCCTTTCGTTCTTTTTTTTCTTTTGTCCAGGATTGCTTTTCTTCTTTATCAGTCCTTTTCTTTTCCCTTTCTCTTAATTGCTTTGCGTATGTTGTAAAGGCTTTTATACACTCGTCTTTATCCATGCAGTGTTTCTGATTGAAGTGTTTTGCGGTGAATTTCTCTTTACATGATAAACAGCGGGGCATCGATTAAAGATTTTCTAATTCTAATTTTACTTCCTTCCAATAATTATATCGTTCAGTTAGTTTTTCAATAGTCTGGAAATCATTACTACCACCTAAATCCAAAACTAAATTTTCTCGGGTTATCTCATTGATAATAATTAAAACACTTGCTTTTGTATTATCCTTTAATGTGGTTGGAGTTATTCCAGATGCAAAAATATAACACTTTTCATATAGTTCAATTGCTTTATCTTTTGGGTTCATAATACTTGTATTTAGTTATTTTTAATTGCTCGTTGTTTTTAATACGTTCTTTTCTTCCGATATTTCCATTTCATAATGCCATGAACAAACCGATCCAAATGATAACTCATAAAGCAAACCTGATGGTCTTACCGATATTCCTATTACCATTCTTTCTGATTGGTCGTTATCTGTTTTAAGATACACTGTTTGCCCTAATTCAAATTTGTTTTCTATTAACATCATGTTATTGTTTTTTAGTTACACCCCTCCCTTAATACTTGCATAAGTTACCCAAGCAAGAACGTTAGATTTTATACTAACTCAGCACTAATTAAATTAATCTTGCAGACCTTTTTTAAGGTGTTAGCCATATCGCCTTTCGCTAACTTTATTAATTTGCTCCTTTATCTCTATTAAAAATATGCAAGTCGAGACCCGGAGTTGTCGGAGTGTGGGACATTGCTCGGATTTGGAGGTTCGTACTTTTGCGGAAATCATATTTGTATTCTTATTAAAAACGCTGGTCGGTTTGAGTAGGTCATACCTGAGAAAACACCTAAATACAAATAAAAAAGCCACTTACTATGTTAAAGACTTTCAATTGCAAACAAAAGTTTTTAGTAAATGGCTTTTTAAATATTATAAAAAGAATGTTTCGGTAAGATTTAAAAATCGATAACTTAACTAATGTTTGCTCTACAAAGATAGTAAAACTTTTTTAATTATTTTAATAAATTTTTTAATATTGCCTGAATTGGAGGAACTGATATTGTATTCCCGGCTTGTTTGTATAATTGTGAATTGCTTACTCCTGCATCTATTGCGTTTTGTAGAAATTCATCCGGAAAACCTTGAAGTCGGAAGCATTCTTTGGGTGTGAGCTTTCGGATTCGATAGTCAGAATATTGTACGCATTTAGGTGCTTTGTAATCCGTTGCTAAAAGTGCTGGTGAATTACCATCTTTGAAACCGTCAAATTCTAATTTCTTTGAAATTGGGTGTACTGCTATTCCGGTGTAAACCACCAAATTATCTTTCTGCACGGTACTCAAACAATTGGAAGTTCCTATATCGCCAACTTTCTGAATAATCTTTGGCTGATTCTTATTTTCTTCTTTCAAAAAATATAAATGACTTGTGTCAATTCTCGTTAAAACAGTGCTTGTAACTTCTGTGTTTAAAGTCTGGTTGTAAGCATCAATAAAACAAGCTTCATCAGGGATTTCATTTTTATCTAAAGTCTTATTAAGTCTGTCGCTGCCGTAGCCTGATTTGGTGGCGAATGGGACTTTTAAATAATTGTCATCAATTCCCATTTTATAATATCTGGCTGTAAGTGCTGACGAAATTTCACTTTCGGTATTTTCAATAGGTTTGAAGCTAAATCCATTTCCTTTCAGCTTCATATTTTCGCTGTGATTCTGGAAACCTTTTATAATCTTCTCACTCAAATAATACTTTTCGTCCACTTCCGGCTCTAAAATATCCTTTAACCTTAATTTCAGCGGAACACCTTTCGGAAATACAAAAGAGTTCGGTAAATCGTTTCTTATGCCTATCAAAAACACTCTTTCACGGTTCTGCGGAAGTCCGTAATCTTTGGTATTTAAAACCTGCCAATGTAAATTATACATTAAAGAATCTTCGTGAGGAAATATAAACGTATTTCCGTTTTCGCTTTGCCCTAATAACTGAATCCAGTTTCGGAAAGTTTCGCCATCGTTATCGCTTAATAATCCTTTCACGTTTTCGATGATGAAATATTTAGGGTTTTGGTTTTTAACGTATCGCAGGAAATCAAAGAATAATAAACCGCGCGGATCTAATTCTCCTAATCGCTTTCCGGCTAAACTGAAACTTTGGCAAGGTAAACCTGAGATGTTTAGGTCGCTATAATACTCCTCTCCAATGTAATCAGGTTTGGTCATATCATTAACCATTTTTTTTGTATAATGGTTCGCAAGGTAAGTTTCACGAGCATATTTATCAATTTCAGCAGTTAAAACAATTTCGTGTTCTATTCCTAAATTCTTTAGCGCAACCTCTGGGCTTCCAATACCCGAACAAAACGTACTGATTTTTAACATAATTAAAATTAAAATGAGAAAACCCCAACAGACCTACTACAATCTATCAGGGTTTCTCGGTTAGTCATTAGACTAAAACTCGTTAATGCAAGTAGTAGATTGCTTTCACAAATTTACGAATTATTTCCACACCACCAAACTTTATAATAAATATATCCTAATTTAGAATGATTACAAATTAATAAAAGTATTGAAATATATTTGTTTTGTATTTACAAATGTATTTACTTTGCAATATCAAATAACAATAATAATGGCAAAACTAAAAAGCGAAACAATGACATTCAGAGTGTCGCCATCGCACCCAAAACAATTAAAAACGATTTCCAAAATCAAAAATGAATCTCAATCCGAACTCTTAAGAAATTGGATTGACAAAGAGCTTCAAAAAAACATTCTCGATATTGTTTCGGAAAGCGGACAAGAGATAGAAGTTTTCGCAGATGATCCTGAATTTACTAATCACTTTGAAACCATAGAAACGGATGCGGTTAATTTTGAGTTAGCGTTTGAGATTTACACAAAGTATTACCCGCCGGAACCCGAATTCGATAACGCTTATGAGTTTGAGGTTTTAAGTTACAGAACTACGTTACTTGAAATCACAGACGAAAACGGTAAAGTTGAAATCCCTAAAAACCTGGAAAGAGCAATCGAGAAAGGCTTCAACAAAAATCTAACTTTTAACATCATTAAAAAACATTAAAATGGCAGAATTTAAAGGAACAAAAGGAAAGTGGGAAATAGAGGATATAAAATCTCCTTATGAAACTACAATTAATTCAAGTGAATATAGGATAGCAGAAGTAAAGCATTTTGAAGGGGAAAATTTTAATGACCCAATTGAAAAAGAAGCAAAAGCCAACGCCTTGCTTATTTCCAAAGCACCCGAAATGCTTGAAATGTTACAAGATATTTTAGAACAAAGATTAGATGGTAGAGATTATGTTAGTATATCTGACATTCAAAATTTAATCAAAGAATCAACAGAACTTTAAAACAAACATTATGAAAACACTATCACTACTTTTATTTGCGGGTTTAATTTCCGCGCAAAGCCTTAAACCAACAATAGGCGTACACTATTCAGGCGGTTTATCCTACGATATGAACCACGAACCACTATCAATCCAAACAGGGCTAATTTACACTCCTAAAACGGCTGATTTGATAATGAGTAATATTGGAGTTAACTTCAATATTTACAAAGACCCAATGCCACGTAAAAAAGGTGAAAACGATGCTTTTTATGTCGCAAGATTACAATTCGCTAAAGAGTTCGCACAATATTGGAATTTCACCTATTACGTGGGTTACGCAAATAACTTCAACAACGATATTATGAGTAACTTTAAAGGCGGGTTTAAAACCAATTTAGCTTATGGTTTCGGGTTTCAGTTGACCGATGATTATATTACCGCTGAACTTCTTTATGAATCAATTGCGGGTTATCCACACCTTTCAGTGGGTGTTAATTACAACATTACAAATTTACTAAAAAAGAAGAAATGAAAACTAAAATAACAAAGTTTTGGTGGGGAAAAACAACTACTCAAACAGTCAAATTAAAAGAGTACGGATTGCGTAAGCAAATTAAATTTTACTTGTTTGGAATTAGAGGATTATGTTTCTTTACCATAAATAATCCTATTGATGTTCCGGAAAATGCAGAAGAGTTAGCAATGTGCCAAATAATCGCAGAAAGACAAGTTAATTATTCCGAAATGCCACAACTATCAAATTTAAACTTTGATAAATTCCAAAGAGAAATGTACGAAACTTTTAAAAACAACTAAAATGAAAAAACAGATTGAAGAAATACAAAATTATTTCGTTAATAAAATTACAGCGTGTGATTTCGATAATTTAAAATCTGAAACATTTGCACATAATACCATTCAAATTAAATTACAAGTAGATGGATATTGTTTTGAATTTATTTTTAATACTGAATACAAAACTATTTATCAGTCAATTTTTGATAATTTTATGAAAATAGAAATACCAAATGACAGATTATTAAATATTATCGATTTAATTAATGAAAGAGAATCGCAGATAAAAGATGAAAAAATTGAAAAATTAAAATCTGAATTAGCTAAACTCGAAAATCAAACCTACAACGTATAAAAAAAGACAAAATGGAAAACAAACATCATTACAGAAACGTTTTTAAATCTGACCATTTAGGCAGCGCAGATTTAGAAGATTTATTAGAGCAAGGAAGTAAATTGATATTTACAATTAGCGAGGTTAAACAAGAAAAAGGTGCAAAGGTTGCCGGAAAAAAGATAGACGCTAATATTGTATATTTTCACGAAAAAATAAAACCTTTAGTACTTAATGCGACCAACTCAAAAACATTAAAGTCATTCGCAAAAACAAAAGAACATCCAAACGGATCGCCATTCGTTGAAGATTGGAAAAACATTACAATCGAATTATACGTTGATGATAACGTTCAAATGAAAGGTGAAAAAACGCAAGGTGTAAGAATCAGACAAATTCAGCCGACAGTTCAAAAAGTAAAACCTGATTTTTTAGAAGCTAATTTTGAAAAGGCTAAAAACGCAAGTGCAACGATTGAAACGATAAAGGAGCGTTATAATGTTTCCGATGAAATCGAATCTAAATACATTGAATATGTCGGAGCAACGGAGTGATTTATGGTTTGAAAACCGTCTCGGAAGATTTACCGCTTCCGAGATATTCAAACTAATGGGAGTAAAAGGATTGGGAGAAACGGGTAAAACCTATGCAATCGAAAAAGCTATTGAAAGTATTATTGGAAAAAATGAAGATGAAATAAATAGTAAGGATTTAACAAGGGGAGTAGAATTAGAACCTTTAGCTTTTGCTAAATTTTCCGATATTAAATTTCTCGATTTTCTGGATGTAAGCGAATCTAATTTTATTGAATACGGAGAACATTCGGGGGCAAGTCCTGATGGCTTAGTTTCCGACAATTCAAATTTAGAAATCAAATGCCCTAAGTTGGTTAAATTCTTTAAAATTGTAGCGGATAACAAAATTGATGATGCTTATTTATGGCAAATGCAACATCAAATGTTATGTTCAAAGACTGAAAAAACCTATTTTTTTAATTATATCGTCGATAAAGGCACTGAATATTGGCACGAAATAATTGTGCAGCGTGACGAAAAGAAAATAGATTTAATTGAATCGAGATTAATAGAAGGAATCGAAATTAAGTTAGATTACATTGAAAAAATTAACTCTCAAAAACAATGGTAAATGAAAATAACATTGATAAAAACCCTTAACAATACATTTAAGATTGCATTTGACAGTGATTTTGAAAAAGCAAAGAAAATAAAAGTCGGTGAACCTTACGAGTATGAGTATAAGAACGTAAGAAATCCACGTTTCCACCGACTTTACTTTGCTATGTTGAATATGGTTTTTCAGAACCAGGAACTTTACAATAATATCGACCATTTAAGGCGTGATTTAACTATTGAAGCAGGATATTACGATTTACGTGCAAACATTCATGGAGAAGAAGTAAAAGAGCCTAAATCGATTTCTTTTGCTTCGATGGATCAAACGCAATTCGATGAATATTATAACGCTTGTTTGGATGCTATTGTAAAATACTTCCACTTCGATAAGCAGGATATAATAGAAAATATTGAGCAATTCTTCTAATTTAGATTAATTCCATATTACTAAAACCTATTGCATAATCCTACCATTATAACGAAATTTGAAAAACAAAAATTATGATTGAGAAAGCGATATTATGGTGGGAAATGCTACCTAAATCAGAATCAGAAAAACTTAACAAAAAACACAAGGTAAAAACTGAAACCGTAAAAACAAAGGTTAAGATTTACTTTAGAGAAATTTACTTTAACAATTAAAAAATAAAACAATGAAATACGAGATTACAAAAGAGCAACTATTAAACATCGAAAAAGTAGGCGGTGCAGATGTATCACTTTATTTAAAAGAACATTTTGCAGAAGCATTTAAGACTGAATTTGAGGTGAATAAATGGTACGTGCCAGACAGTGAAATAGGTAGTCTTTGGTATTTAGAAGAAATCAGCAAAAATGGTATGGGTATCGGTTATGGATTTTTAAGACGTGAATTTAAACACTGTGACACTATTGCTATTAAAGATGATTTTCAATGGAGATTAGCCACTCCCGAAGAAGTAGAAAGCGCTTTAATTAACGAAGCGAAGAAAAGAGGGTTTATTGAAGGTGCAAAAACTCAAGGAACAAATAATGAAAGAGAAATTTCAACATTAACTAAAGGATTTATCTATAATGATAATATTCTAAAAGCAATGTGTACAGGTGAATTTTTCGAAAAAAGAAATATTTATGAAAACGGAATTTGGGGAACTATTATCCCCCAAGAAAAGACCTTAGTACCAATGGAAAAGGCTTTGAAAATCATCGCAGGAGAAAAGTATATCTGCCGTAAAGATGTGGTTATGAGTTTTGACAGTAGAATTGAATTTAAAAGGGGTTTAGTTTATTATTCTGAGTTCGATGGAAAAATAACTAATGAATCAGGCGATAACCATCATGAAGTACCTAACGATTTCGCTTACAAACACTTTCTACACTTACCAAAATAGTCGGTTATGTTCCAACACAAAGGAGTAAGATACCACCTTAACGATTCGCCAAACTCTAAAGGAAGAATTTTTATGTACGCACTTGAAAATGATAAATTCCTTAAACCTTTGCAAAGCACGAGTTTTAAAGACGCGGAAATTGAGGTTAAAAAAATAATAGAAAAGAAATTATGAAAATCACTGATAAAATAGAAATAACTCAAGAAGATAACATGGAATTAATGAAGCGTTATCCCGATAAGTATTTCTCTATTGCCATTTGCGACCCTCCGTACGGAATTGACGCAGCAAAAATGACAATGGGAAGCGGTAAGCACAAATTTATAAAGGGTAAATCTTGGGATTCAAATATTCCTAACGAAGAATATTTCAAGGAATTGTTTAGAGTTTCTAAAAATCAAATCATTTGGGGTGGCAATTACTTTCCATTGCCTCTAAATAATAATTGGGTTATATGGGATAAATTAAACCCTAATATGTCTTTTTCTGAAGCAGAAATGGCTTGGTGTTCAATAAACAACAACACAAGAATTTTTAAACGATTAAGTACATTACCAGATATTGACGGGTCAAAAAGGCATATCACCCAAAAACCCGTTGCTCTCTACAAATGGCTTTTACAGAAATACGCCAATCCAAACGATAAGATTTTAGACACGCATTTAGGTTCTGGAAGTATTGCAATTGCTTGTCACGATTTCGGCTATGAATTAACAGCTTGTGAACTTGATACCGATTATTATAATTCTGCTATTGAAAGGATTAAAAAACACTGTTCTCAACCATCATTATTTGAACCTGGAGAACTATTACAACCAAGTCTAAAATTTGACTTTGACCACGAGGTTTAAAATTAAAAAAAATAATTGAAATAGAATAAAAAAAAGTATTTTAATCAAAATTAATTACTATATTTGCGTTGTATTAATCGAGTAGAAGCGAATTAATACCATTGACGAAATTTTTAACAATCCTAAACTGCGGAGCCTTCTACCTCCAAAGTTTGGGATTTTTATTTTACCCATATGCGAGATAGTTCAATATTTTACAGAAGCTTTTATGAAGCATTAAAAGATCTTCCTGCTGAAAACCAAGCCGAATTATACACTGCTATTTTCGAGTATTCTCTTAACTTTAATGAAGTAGAATTAACAGGTTTATCAAACACGATTTTTAAGCTTATTAAGCCACAATTAAAGGCTAACAATAAGAAATATGAAAACGGTAAAAAGGGAGGAGCGCCTAATAAAGAAAACCAAAATGAAACCAAAGAAGAACCAAATAATAACCAAAACGAAACCAAATCAAAAGCTAATGTAAATGATAATGATAATTTAAATGAGAATTATAAAGATAAAGAATATAATACTTTGTTCGAAATCAAAGATTTCAACTTTGCAATTTCTAATTTTTCAGGTAATAAGCAATATTTTTATTTGTGTTACCGATATTGGGAACTCTACAGAAAAGAATATCCCAACCATATGCATTTGAAAACTGCTAAATTCAAAGAATGGTACGATTCAATTCGTTTAATGGTAGAATCAGATAAACAGTCTATTGATAGAATAGTTGCTATTTACATTTTTCTAACTAAATGCCAAAACAAAGAAAAGGGATATGAAACATTTTTATTCAGCCAGGTTAAATCTCTAACCGCGCTTAGAAAGAAAACGGCAAGCGGTGAATATCGATTAGATAACTTAGCAACTTTGGTAAATGAAAAACTTCAAAAGGATGATGAGTTTAATCGAAGCGTAAAAAAGGCAATAGAAACATTTAAAACTAAATTCCAATGAGATCACTAAATAAATTAATAAATCGGTTTGAATGGGCGTTAAAGAACAAAAAACCTATCAACCCGAATAGAGAAGATTTGGAAGCCTTAAACGAGTTGTCGGATTATTTCCAAACTCAAAAATTTAATTCTAATTTAGAAGATAGTTTACTTTTGTTTTGGGTTTTCTGCAATTGGAAATTAGCAATCGAGGAAAGCAAAGTAAAATTTGAAGAGGAAAAAAGAGGTTATTTGGTTTTGCCTGAATTATCTTTGGTTTTCGATAAACTTTGTTTACTGTTAAATCCTAAAGTTTTTATGATTAATGAAATTACAACCGATTTACAGTTAGCGCAAAGAAAATTAGGAAATACGATTTCAATAACTGAATCAGAAGTTGAATCTATTTTAGAAGATGCTTTACGAGTGGTTAAGGAAATGAAACAACCAATATCACAGTTGTCAAAGTTCGAAAAATTAATAATGCCCAAAACTAAATCCAAATGATTAGAAAATTAGACGCTTCGTTATTGGATTTGGTAGAACCGGAAATTGAAGGTTTTGATATTTCAGAATATTTGATAGATCCATTTGAAAAAGTTCCCGAACCTACACCGATTTTAGCAGTAAAGCAAAATGGATATCATATATCGATTTTTACAGAAGATAATATATCAATGCTTCAAGGTAGAGCAAAGAGCCGAAAATCAACGTTTATTAAGGCGATAGGGATTGCAATTGCTTGCGGTGTTTATGATAGGTTAGAATGTTTTTACCCACGAAACAATTTAGCGATTATTGATACGGAACAAGGGAAGTTTCATTGTTGGCAGTCGGCAAACTTAATTTCTCAAAAGTCTGGTAAGCGAGTAAATTATTACAAAGTCGCTGGAATGCCCGCTGAAAAAAAGAAATGGTTAGTTGAAGAACATTTGAAAAGAAATCCGGATTGCGGTTTTATAATTTTGGATAATATAGTTCACTTTTTAAATAACTTTAATGATCCCACGGAATCAGCACAATTAAATGAATGGCTTATCAAGATTAAATCTCAATACAATTGTCATATTTTAAACGTGCTGCACGAAAACGGAGGTGATTTTGGAGCAGGAAAGGCTAAAGGACATTTAGGCAGTTTATTAGAAAATACTTGTGAGACTATTATAAGAGTTGAAAAAGACAAGGATAATAAAAATCAAAGTATTGTATCGGTAAAAGAATCGAGAGGTCAGGAATTTGAAGCATTTGCATTAGAGCGAGATATGCAGGGTGTTCCTTTTTTATCCGATTACGTTAAACCATCAAGACAAGGAGAAGTATGAACCAAGCACTAAAAGACTTTATTTCGCTTCAAAAGAAACCCGTTTACAATCCTTATTTCGGGTTTTTCAGAGTGGCAAAAAAAGGAATTAACGGAACTGGAAAGTATTATAGAAATAAAATAGGAAAATTATATTTGAAAAGAATAGTAAAACCAATTTCAAAAGAAAAATTGCAAAATCGATTCTTAAAATATTATGAGCCTAAAATGGGTGTGAAAATAAAAACTAAAAAAAATGACAGAAGACAAAAGACAGAAAATAAAAGCTGAACAAGCTTTACAAGTAGCCAAAACGATACAAAGAAAAACAATCGTAGTTCCGCGCGGAATAACAGGCGATTTA